AACTGATGGCTCTATTGATATAACATCATCAAATAGTGCAATATTTAGAACAGGGGGAAGTACCGAGCGTATGCGTTTAGACGCCTCTGGTAGATTAGGAATAGGTACTTCTACTCCTTCGCAAGCATTAGATGTGTTAGGAATGGTTAATATAGGAAGAAATCAAAATTCCAATGTTACAAATTTAAACATAAATTCAGGCTCTACACCTGTTTCAGCATTTCAAATATCTACTGACCAACCTAATTTATTGGCATATATTAATAGTAGAAATAGTTATGATTTAGGTTTATTTACAAATGATGTAGAGCGACTCCGCATATCCTCTACGGGTAATGTTGGAATCGGTACTGCTACACCTTCTTATAAATTAGAGATTTATAACGCAGGAGGGGCAAGTGCGGTAATAGGTGGAGCAACAGGAAAAATATATGTTTATGGAGATGATTCAGGTGGTACTGTTGGAACACTATCTTCAATACCATTAAGATTTGCTACTAATGGTACTGAACGTATGCGTATCACATCAAGTGGCTCGGTTGGAATTGGCACGACTTCCCCAAACATAGATGGCGGTACTGCAACTGCCCTAACAATCAACTCTGCTGCAAGTGGTGGAAGATTAGAATTAGCTTCTGGTGGAACACGATATGCTCAATACTTTGCTGGTTCTTCTGCTGCATATCTTACAACATATACTTCTATTCCTTTAGTATTTGAAACTAATGCAAGTGAGCGAATGAGAATAACAAGTGGGGGGAATGTTGGGATTGGAAGTAGCAACCCTCAAGAAAAATTTGTTGTAAGTAATGGTAGTTCATTAAATATAGAAATCAATCCATCTTACATACAATCATTTAATAGAACAAGTGCCACATACAATGATTTAAGTTTCTTTTCTTCAACATTTATTGTTAATACCGGAACTTCCCCAACAGAAAGAATGAGAATAACAAGTGGTGGAGAGTTACTAATTAATACAACTTCCGATGCTGGAGATTATAAGCTACAAGTGAATGGTAATGTGTATGCAGGTGGACAATTAAGAATTGAAACATCATCTTCTCCAGCAATTAATATAGTAAAAAATGCAACAGTAGATAATAGATATATAAGATTTACTAACTCGGAAGCATCATCAAAAGATTGGGATATAATTAATAGACCAAATGCAAATAGTAATGAATTAGCTTTTTACAATAATACGGATGGGGTTTTTGCTCTTAAATTAGGAACAACAGGGAATGGCGAATTCGCTGGCTCAATCAAAACCGCAGCCCCAAGTGGGGGAACAGCAAAGCCTTGGAAATTAGGAGAAGCAGGAGTAACATTAGGTGGTTCAAATACAAGCGGAGTTCGTGTGGAAATCGATGGCACAGTATATTATTTAGTAACAGGATATTTACCATAAAAATTTAAATTAAAATAAAATGACAAATTACACTTGGACAATTAGTTCATTAGAGACCGCCCCAAAAGAAGGGCAATTAATCGATGTTGTTAAAATCGTACATTGGCGTTACAAAGGTGTAGATGGAGATTATTCCGCAGAGGTTTATTCTTCTTATGCTTGTGGAGAGCCTTCTTCTACTGATTTTACCGCTTATCCAGACCTAACAGAAGCCGATGTTATTGCTTGGCTTGAGGCAGGTCTTGATGTAGATTCTTTAAAAGCAAACATCGATTCACAAATCGCAGACCAAAAAAACCCGAAAATTGTTACACTTCCTTTACCTTGGAGTGAAAATAACGAAGCATAATCTATTTAAAATAAAACCTATATGAATTTAAAATTGCACGAAGTTCTATCTCTCTATTACGAACTTAACGGAGTAACAAAACAAGGACAAGAAACAGAGGTTCTTACTCAAGGAATGCTCAAACAAAAGATGTCTCTTAAAACGAAGGTTTATCTTCAGCGACTAAACAAGATTGTAAGCGAAGAAGTAAAACTTTACGAAGAGGCTAAACAAGAACTTTGGAAAAAGTGGGGCGATGAAAAGGATGGAATGATAGAAATTCCTTCCGAAAAGGTCGCTGACTTTAACAAAGAACTTCAAGATCTATTAACCGCAGAAAAGGAGATTAATGTTTCCGAACTATGGGGAGCGGATTTGAAATTAGAGCATTTAGAGAGTATTGAAACCGATGAATTTTATCCGGCATTATTTACGCTCATAGATAACAAATGAACGATTTAATTTTATTTCTCGCAGGACAAGCGATCGCCATTTTAATCGGCTTGGTAAGTATTTATGTAAAGGTTTCTCTTAAACTCAAAGAATTAGAGATTCGGGTTGCAGTTGTGGAAAAGCACGATGACCAGATAAATAAAAAATTAGATACAATCTGCAATCAACTAAATGCTTTAACTATTCAGTTACAAAATAAACAAGATAGAGAATGAAATTCGGATTAAACGAATATTTTAAGCCTACGCCTAAACGCATAAGAATGTTTGGGGATTCTCTTGCTGCCGCAGGTACATTTGGGGCAAGTATTGTTATTTTGAATGGAGAGCCGAAAGTAGGTACAATTATTATGGTAATCGCAGTTCTCGGAAAGTTTATATCAAATTTCTTTTCCGATGAAATATCTACTGATTAGCCTTCTTCTTTTGTCTTGTAATCCTGTTAAGCAGGTTTTACGAGATAAAGAAAAATTAGATAAAGTCGCTGAATATGTCATTAATTCTGGGTATTGTGCCAACGATACTATTATCCAATCCAAAAGCGACACTTTAATAACTTACGATACTATTTACGAAAAGAATGATATTATTCGGAACATTCTCAAGACCGACACTTTAAGGCTTTCCTTTACTAAAACATTAGTAAAAACCATTAGAATAACAGACACTATCCAAAAGGTAGTTATTGATAATGCTCGTATAAAGCTATTAGAGGCGAAATTAGCCATCCAAACCGAAAAGGTAGAAGAATATAAGGCAAAGGCTAAAAGCCGCTTAAATTGGCTCGTATTGCTTCTAATTGCAATCTGTGTTCGTTTACTCTACAAACCTATAAAGAAACTTATTTTATGGCATTTCTCACCGATGCTCAAATAATAAAAGCCTTCGGGCAACCCGGCAACCCCGACAACTTTACGATAATTCAACTTCCGTACCCGATGCGGATAGCTTGGGATTTAAAAACCCAAGTACATAAAATGCAATGCCACGAACTTGCGGAGCATCGTTTTCTTTCAGTATTTAATGACTTACTAACACATTACGGCTTGTCTGAACTTCAAAAGTTAGGCATAGATATTTTTGGGGGTTGTGTGAATGTTAGAACAATGCGAGGTTCTAAAACAAAATGGAGCAGACATTCTTGGGGGATAGCCATAGACCTTGATCCTGCAAGAAACGGATTAAAAGCAAATTGGGCAAATAGTCAATTTTCAAAACCAGAATACGAACCAATGCTCGAAATCTTTGAGAAATACGGATTTGAGAACTACGGAAAAATAAAGAATTATGATGCGATGCACTTTGAGTTGGTAAAATAACGACACCAATCTACCTACCTATATGCGAAAACGATTATACTTCGACATCGAAGTTTCTCCCAATATTGGAATGTTTTGGGAAGCCGGTTATAAACTAAACATAGGAACGGAAAATATAGTAAAAGAACGAGCAATCATTTGCATTTGCTATAAGTGGGAAGGCGAAAAGAAAGTTCACTTTTTAAGATGGGATAAAAACCAATGCGACAAAACTTTACTAAAAGAGTTTATTAAAGTCGCTAACGATGCTCACGAACTTGTAGGGCACAACTCGGATATGTTCGATTTGCCTTGGATTAGAACAAGGTGTCTTTTCCACAATATCGATATGTTTCCAAATTACACAACTATCGATACCTACAAAATCTCAAAGAATAAGTTTAAGTTCAACTCAAATAAACTTGATTACATAGCCAAGTTTTTAGGAGTAGGTGCAAAGATTAAAACGGATTATTCTCTTTGGAAGGATATCGTTTTAAAGAATTGCGAAACTGCAATGAAGAAGATGATTCGCTATTGTATGCAAGATGTTTTAATTTTAGAAAGGGTACATCAGAAGTTAAAGGCTCACGATACCATTAAAACGCATTTTGGGGTGGTTAGAAACGATGATAGGGGTTCTTGCCCAGAATGTGGAAGTAGTAAAATAAACAGGCAGAGAATAAGGGTAATGGCTTCTGGTTTGAAGAAGGCACAATATAAGTGTACCGATTGCGGTAGATATCACGATAAAACAATCAAATGAGCAACCTACTTAATCAATTAATATCAGAGTTTCAGAACCGAGAGGAAAGGGGGTTTAAAAAGTACGGAACTACGATGGATCGAACAGACCTATCTTTTTCTGAATGGTTGCAACATTTTAAAGAGGAATTAATGGATGGTTTACTATATTTACAAAAAATTCAAAACGATTATGACACACAAAGATTTCCCGATTATCAAGAAGCAAATTCAAGAATTAGTGAAAGTATTAACACCGGTGGAGAGGCTTCAGATACTCGAACCGCTTTGTGATAAATACCGAAAGCAATCAAGAGCAGAGATAGAAAAAGACATTATTGAATTTTCTCGAAGGAAAGGGATTCCTCGTATTAAAACAGATTACTAATGGAAGAGACAGTTGAATTACCAATTAATCTAACGCCTCACGAAGATATCGCTGCGTGTACTAATGCTCTCAATGCTTTGAGTGAATTTGATTATGGAATGATGGATGAAGAGGAAAAAGAGATTTACAAACAGATTAAGCTAATGGCTTTGTATGTTATACATATTGGAATTAAAGAAATCTATACCGCTAATTTTTATGGAGAAGAAGATACACCAAGTAGTTCATAGAAAGTTAGGTAAAGAACAAGCCTACGGAATAGCCTATACCGATGAAAACAAAATGGAAATTGATGAAAGGTTACGAGGGTATCGGTATTTGTTGTATTTACTTCACGAGCATTTTCATTTAAAGCATCCAGATTGGTCAGAAACAAAAGTCAGAAAAGAATCTTCTAAAACTGCTCGGTTTCTATGGCAAATGGGGTTTCGTCTTGTGGAATTGAAGTAAAGGTTTCGTTGTAGTATTCCCTACCAATTCTATCATCATCTTCACAAGCTATATCAAAGGCAGCTATTATCTGCTCCTTCTCCATTTGTTTTGCTTGTTTAATTTCAGATATTGGTAACTTTTTAAAATAACCTTTATCACATAATTCATTCCATAACCATTCTACTGCTGTAACATCCTTATAATTACTATCTGGGCAACAAGTTAAGTAATACTCTCCTTTACTATTTAGCCCTAACGGTTGGCTACTTAACCTTCCGCACCCTGTACATCTTTTCATATTATTTGTTTTTATCAATAATCATATTTGTAAGCCTACTATCACCAACTCCATGAACATAACCTAACTTATAATATGATTCTTTCTGCTCCTTCTCCATTTGTTTAGCTTGTTCAAATAAATGTGGTGGTAAATAAAACCTTCCATCTGACCATTTATTTAATTGTTCTTCCAACCATTCAACTGCTGTTTGTGCCATATTATAGTTTTTCTATTTCTTGTTTTACTTCTTCCCAATAATCATAATTCCAACTACCATTTTTTTCAAGTGCTTCCATTATTTCATCTATTGCTATTAATGCAAATTGTTTGGCTTTGTCAATGTTTTTAATTGTGCAATCATTAAGACACATTTTTCTAACTAATTCTTCTGCTTTATCTCTTGGTTTCATATTATTTGTTTAAAATGAGTTTCTTGATACGATAGTTTTTTTAAAATAGATATCCTTCCAATTATCTTTTCCTACAAATAAATTGTAATAACTTTCGGGGTTCAAATAAACCGCTCTATTCTTTTTCGTGCAGGACTTACATTGATTCCTTCGATAATCTTCGGTCAAGTTAAACTCTGTTTCTGGTTTATCTTTTTTGCAATCTTTACAAATCATTTTTCAAAATGTTTTAAATTTCCTTGTGGGATCTCAAACATATCCGCTTCATTTATAAAATAACTCCCATCACTTCGGTATCGTTTTGTTCCTTTTTTGTAAAATTCTCCTTTATAGAATAAATCTTTTTTAAATATCCATCCACAAATTTCAATAATATTTTCTACTGAATTATAATTTAAAAATATTAAAACTTGTGTTTCATATTTACCTTGTGATGCTACAAAATTATTCACATAGTAATCCCTCATAAATCCTTTGCGTTCCATTGTTTTGACATCGATGGTAACATCATTATAAACTAAATCTATTCCGTTATCAAATCCAGATTCTAATTCCGGTAATTTTCCGAAAAGATATTTATAAAGCATTACTTGCCCTAATATGCCAACAAATTGGTTTCTTTTGCTACCATCAAATTCTCCACGATTTGCAATATTATTATTATTTACAAACTCTAAAGAATATTGATAGGATTCATCATCTATTTTTATTCTTGGTAATTGTCTCATTTTTTTAATATTGAATATATTACTAACATAAGTTCAGCAAGTGGTTTCTTTTGATCTTCTTTTACATTTTGTCTATCTGCCCACTCGGTAAAATCTTTTCCTAATTGTTTACACTCTTCAAAGGCTCCAATATATTTATAGGTAAACACAATCCAATTACAACACATTCGCACTCCTTTGTGCTTTATGTAGCAATTAATAAAATTACGAGGGTTTTTTTCGTATTCTCTTGCATAAGTCAAACTTAACTCAACAAAAGAATTATTAACTATCTCATTAAATAATTGCTGCCGTTCTTTTATAGAAAGTTCATCCCAACTCATTTCTCACTTTTTATAAAATAAATATAACTAAATCCTTTTCTTTTTTGTTCTTGAAAGTAATCATTAAGGATCATTTGCTTGGCTTCATCTACTTTGTCCTTGTAGTATTTTAGATAAGCATTCATTTGTATTTTACCATCTACCATTAACCTATCGTAAATATGCGGGTGCATTTGTCTGGTAGATACACCATTCAAATAAGCGGTATAACCTTTGTTTACTTCCTTATTCCAATCCTCTTGCTTTTCGGGATAGCGTTGGTCA